TTATTATAAAGAGGTATAATCAATGGCAGTCGATATAGTAAAATTAGCACCAGAATCTTTTAGAACGATTTACCTTCGTAAAGAAGATCGTATTATCTTGCGTACTGAGCAAGGTCGTAAAATTATTATCAAACGTATCATACCTGATGAATGGAAGCCTTGGAAACTCTATGATCAAGAGTTAGCTGACAATAACAACAAAAAAGAAATATTCTTAATTGATGCACAGTTTCTACCACAAATTACAGATAACTTTATCAAGAAAACACGTAGCTAATGACTAACAAAAATGATTTTAACCCTTCGGCAGGTGATATCCTGAGCGCAGTCGTATCCAATTATTCGGGTTCGAAGTCGGAAGATATGTTTGGACGTATACTTGGTTTTGATATTAGACAATCTATGACGCAGATGGGGTATTCTGGAAGTATTACTGTTTTAGATACTATTGGGTTTATTGACGATTTTCCTTTGAGATCAGAAGAAACTATGGAGTTAAAGATTAAGTCCTTTGACACTAATACTGAATTCAACATTAAGGTTCATGTATATAAGATAGATAACTTTGTTGTTTCGGAAAGTGGGAATGGTTTGTTGTATACGATACATTTTGTATCGGACATTTCATTTAAGGCAAGTACAAGACGTATTACTAAAGCTTACCAAAGTTCTATTAGTGGCATTGCAAAAGAAGTTTTCGAAACATATTTTTCAAAATTAGGTGGTGCAGATTATCTTTCTGATGGTGGTAGAGTTAATGAATACGCAACAGCAAAGTATCCGATTGTAGGTCAAACAAATAGAAGTTTATTCGTACAACCTACATACAATATTAATAAGTGTATAATACCTAACATGACTCCTACAGATGCAATGCGATATTTGCAGACACAGGCATACCAACCAGAGACACCATCAAATTCTTTCAAGTTTTTTGAGACTTTGGACAACTTTTATTTTGCGACTGATGAATACTTTATTAAGACTGCACAAGCAAAAGATTTGATAGATTTATTCTATGCTCCATCATCAAATGCAGATGGTCGTGACCCTTCTGATCAAATAAACAGGATAGAAGAGTTAAACGTAATATCAAAGGGTATTGACACAGCTAACGATATGTTCTCTGGTTCTTATAAAAACCGTGTTACAGAAATTGACTTTCTAAGACGAAAGGTTGTTCATAATATATTTGATTATTCTAAAGATGCTAAATATATTGACATGTCGGGTAACCCACGTAATCTTGAGGATAATCCACATACAGAAGCATTTAGAAATGATATGTTTACAGATGAAAATGCAAAAGACTTTTTAGTTTATAGAGATTTTCAACAACCAGGAGACATACCTGGCTCTTTGCATACAGATAGACACATTTCCCAAATTGTTTCGAATAGAATTTCTTACCAAGAACATCTTAATGCTACTAAAGTTCAATGCCAATTGAAAGGTCGTTTAGACATAGCACCAGGTAATATTGTTAATTTAGAAGTTCAGAATATGGATGGGATTAATTTGTTGTCCAAGCACAGAACTCTCAGTGGAAGATACTTAGTAGTAACTGTTGTACATTCCCGTTCCAAGGAAAGTAATACATTAAACACGGCACTTGAGTTAAGCAAGTTCGATTGGAGTATAGGTGAAATAGATGCATGAATATGGTGTAGGAATAAAAGACCCTCTATTTTTTATTGGGGTAATAGAAGATAATGACGATCCCCGTAAAGAAGGTCGTTGTAAAGTTAGGGCGTTTGGTGTGCATGGAACCAACAAAGACATTGCACCAGAAGATTTGCCATGGGCTATTGTTGTCCAAGGAGATTACAATCCAAACACTATACCAAAATTAAATTCTTGGGTATTCGGCATGTTCTTAGATGGTAGAGGCGCTCAACAGCCAATGGTGCTAGGATTGATACCAACACAAATGACTGAAATTATGAACCCAGAAGTTACAGGTTGGGGAGTTATTCCAAAGTCTCAAGGTGAGAAAACCGCCGAAGGCTCAGCACCAGAAGATATTGGGCAACCACAGAACCATAGACTTGCTCGTGGTGAATACATCGACGAAACATATGTAACAGATCAAAACACATTACGCACCAGAGACGTAAAGATTGGTGGGACGGAAAGAGTTTGGTCAGAACCACCATCAGCATATGATGCTGAATATGGATTTAATAGAATAATACATGCAGGTAAAAATTCAATTGAAATAGACAGCACTCCTGGTGCAGAAAGAATTATGGTTTATCACAAGTCTGGTTCTTTCGTACAGATTGACAATAAGGGTGTAAAAACTGACAAAACAATATCAGACAAATATGAGGTTAACGATAGAAATCAACACGTTTCTGTTGGTGGCATGAGTACAGTTACGATTATGGGCAATAGCTACGTTTATGTAAAAGGCAATAAGATTGAAGAAATTGAAGGCGATTTACAACAACTAGTTCACGGAAACCATTTACTTTCTGTTGGACAACAATCAACTATACAAGCTGGCAACCAAGTACAAATTCGTGGTGCTGACGTTAAAATGGAAGCTAATATCGGTACTATGTCTATTAGGGCTGAGAAAGAACTTCAAACAGAAGCTGGTATTGGTTGGTATGCTAAAGCACCATTTGTTTGGGCAGAAGCAACGCAGAACATGAATGTTAAGGCTAATAATATGAACTTATTTGCTGAAACCGAAATGAATATTAAATCGGCTGATCTTAATATTATTGGCACAGATACTACTGACATAAGAGGCGGCGTATTAACACTTGGTTCGGATGGGCTTCTTCATGTTAGAGGAACAACCGTTTATGTGGATGATATTGTTCGCATGGCTGAGGGTGGTGCGGCTACGGCTCACGCAGATGGTGATGTTGTAACCGCTGAAGAATCTAAAGGTGCATCATCAGTAGAAGCACCAGAGCCAGTGGCAGTCAGTACATCTATTGCACCAGAAGACCCACCTTCTATAAGTGGGCAAGGTATTGGATCAAGAGATACACCTGATGTGTGATCGGACACCAGTTTGATGATAAATAGAATAAAGATAACGTTTAAGGAAACCCAGTAATGGAAAAGCAACTAACCAATCGTGATTGGTGTTTAAGTCCTGATGAAGAGAAAGTCTTCAAGGCTTCCCCACAAGCGACTGCTACTATTACTGGAGAACACACGTTAGCTCAGATTGAAGTATTGCAAGCAAGCTTTGCTGAAAACATTGTTTCTAACGCATCTGATAATATTGTAGTAGAAGCAGTCAAGGTTTATGGAGATGCTTTTTATACTAATCTAAATAATATCAACAATGTTGTTTTGAAAACAGATTTTGTTGTACAAGAATTGCCAAAATATGAATTACTTGATAAGAGACTTCAAGCAGGTTCTATTTCACCATTTGAATTTGCACAGTTCATATCAGATTATTCGTACACACCTTTAACAGCAAACTTTGTTGCAAACCAAAACAAACCCAAATTCCTAAAAAATCTTGACGATTTCTACAGAGATGGTGGGTTTGCAAATAGTATTATGGGTGGGTTCTGTTCAGTTCTTCCCAATGCATTTGCCGCTATTGGTGGGTTCTTTATAATACTTGGTCAAGTAGAAGGTCTTATTGGGGATGCTCTTAGCTTCATCAACAAGATTAGAAACATTGAAGACCCAATCAAAGCTTTGTTTGAGAAGATTAAGGTCAAGGCTCTTATTGAAGCAATTAAAGAAAAAATTAAAAGCGTGGTCGAAGGTGCTATAAATAAAATAACAGATGCGATTAAAAACTTTAATATGCAAAATGTTATAGATCAAGTGGAAAATTTTATTCAAAGTAATGTTATAGCCAAGGTAAACCAACTTAAAAACTCTATTATGAGAACATTTAGCGAAGAAAACATTAAAAAGATCAAAGCTAAAGTGCAAGGCATGATTGATTATGCTGTTGGTCTATTCGATAACCCATCTATAGAAGAAATTTTATTCTTGATGGCACGTATTTGTGGATTTGCTGCTGGAGTGGAATCTATACTTAATGGATCAAAATTGCCACTTGATAATATTACAAACAATTATAGGGATATGGTTAACACGGTAAAGGCAACATCAGGTTTGGTTACAGCAAAAGCTATAAAAGCTGGTGCGCCAAGGTTCACTGATGCCGTGAGAAGAGAAATGATTGAAGATCAGAAAAAGATATGGAAGTCTGTTCTTCCAGAATACAGACCAGATAGATTGCCCGATTTACCAGGTACAGATGCTCTTGTGGATATGGCAAGACGCGCATTAGATGACTTAGGTGGGGAAAATAGTAATGGCGAAAAAACAAGAATTCCATTAGGCGAAGTTGGTGCTACACCAGAAGAAAGAGCGCAGATACCATCTTGGGAAGAAGTAAAAAGGGGAAACCACCCTATTTTTGCACTAAGCGGTGGTTGGATGTCACGCGAACGTCCTAGATCAGAAGGTGGTGGATTGTATGTGGGTGCTGAGGGGTGGAACCAGATGGAAGAGGATACACTTATTAGACTTCTGCGACTGCAAAAAGCTATGGGTATAGGTCCTCTTAGAATTAATTCTTTGTGGAGAAGTGACGAATACCAAAGACTTATAAACCCAGATGTGGAAAATAGCCAACACGAACTTGGATTAGCGGCTGATATTCTCTGCACGGACAATAATTGGAACTCAAGAGTAAGGGAAAGATTTGTCATTGAAGCGAGAGGTGTGGGATTTACTACATTTGGATTCTATAAATCAAAAGGGTTTATCCATGTGGATAGCAGAAAAGACAAAGTAAATGATTGGGGATCGAATTGGTAGTAGCATTAGTAACAAATAGACAGAAAAAGATTTCTATATATTCTGATTTCAAGAAAGACCTTGAAATTAGCCCATTGTCACAGGATTTGACCGTATTCAAAGATGAAGATTCTATTAAAGAATCTATACGCAATCTATTGCTTACTGATCGTGGCGAGAGATTGATGCAACCAAACATTGGTGGCAACATTAGAGCTATGCTATTTGAAAATATTACACCAGGTAATCTGACATTGATAGAAGACCAAGTGAGAACAACACTTGATCTACACGAGCCAAGGGCAGAAATAATCGATGTGAGCGTTAGTGCGATTGATGAGCAAAACGTTGTCAGGATTCGAATACAATTTTACATTTTAAATAACCAACAGCCTATCTCTGTTGATGTATTTTTAGAGAGGACTAGATAGATGGTTAAACTAAATATTTCAGAGTTAGACTTTGAAGCAGTAAAATCACAGTTTAAAGAGTATTTGCAATCTCAGACGCAATTCAAAGATTATAACTTTGATGGGTCAAACATGTCTGTTTTGCTTGACGTGCTATCTTATAACACATTCCAAAATAACTTCTATTCTAATATGGCGATCAATGAGATGTTCCTTGACTCCGCTGTACTAAGAAACTCTGTTGTTTCCCATGCAAAAGAACTAAACTACTTACCAAGATCAAGAAGATCAGCAAAAGCTTTGGTGACTGTTACGTTTACAGATACAACTGCGACTGGACAGTCAATTACAATTCCTCAATATTCACCTTTTACAACTATACATAATGGTGAAAACTTTGAGTTTGTAACAGACCAAACATACATTGCCAAGAAAACAGCGCCAAATACATTCGTTGCTGAAAACGTTGAAATCTTTGAAGGTCAAATGTTGGCAAGCTTCGAACGTGAGGGCTTCTTTGTTGACGAAGATGGTATTTTACGTGTGGTACTTTCAAACGAAAACGCAGACACTGAATCCATTGCGATATTTGTTGATGCTGAAGCTACAGAAAACGAAAACGTATTCCTACGCAAAAACGACATCTTTGGTGTTGGGGCGACAGACAAAGTATTCTACATCGAACCATACTATGATGGACGTTACACAATTTATTTTGGTAACAATGTTTTTGGTTTCCAACCAGCAGAATTTGAAGATATTAGAGTACGTTATAGAATTACATCAGGCACTGAAGGTAACGGTGCTAAGACATTCTCTATGGCTACTAACTTTGGTAGTGCTGTAGTATCAACTGTAGAGATTGCTGCTGGTGGTGCTGAAAGAGAAACAATTGAAAGTATTAGATACTTTGCTCCTAAGAGTTTGCAAATACAAGAACGTGCTATTACTACATCAGACTATGAAATTCTTTTGAAAACACAATTCCCCGAAATACAAGCTGTTGCGGCTTATGGTGGTGAAGACCTTGATCCACCACAATTTGGTAAGGTTGCTATATCAGTGTATCTTGGGAGAGGACAAGAAAGTTTGTCGAACACTCTTTCCAACACATATATTGAATATCTAAAAGAAAGAAGTCCACTTGCAATCGAACCTATATTCGTAGAAACGCAATTCATGTATGCATGTGCAGTTGTTGATGTTTACTATAATCCGAAGCTAACACGCAAATCTTCTGGTGATATTGAAACACTAGTGCAAAATGCTTTAAGAGATTACAATGATCAATACCTCGACGACTTTAATACACAACTAAGAGTTTCTGTTCTTGGATCGGCTATTGATGCAGTAGACATTTCAACAACAAGTAATGACATTTCAGTAATGCCTTACATTGAATATTCCCCACCATTGAATGTTGCTTTAAACCCATCATTCAAGTTTGTTGCTAAACTAATAAAACCATATCCTTTTGATGAGGATAGGGGGTTTGCTACTTATAAGCCAGCAATTAAAACTGGGGTGTTCTCGTTTAATGGTTCAAACGTTTACTTGCAAGACGATGGTGTTGGCAATATCCAAATTATTACGAGTGATGTAGCTAACCCTAAAGTGGTTAAACCTTCTATCGGCACAGTAAATTATGATACAGGCGAAGTTAATTTGGTTGGGTTTATTACAGATGGTTTTGTTGGTTCGGGTATTAAGTTTATGGCTAGTACCTCAAAGAATGACATCACAGCACCAAACGGCAGAATATTGACAATGAAGACTTCAGACGCAACAATCAATCTTATTGAGACAAAATAATGTCAGACATCGAAAAGAACATAGCATTTAAGATACCTCAACAATTCCCTGCGATATATCGTGAGGAAAACGCAGAGTTAGTGCAATTAGTACAAGACTATTATAAGTTCTTGGAAACTACACCTACTATGGGTTTGTACAACTCAAGGCGCATGTTTGAGTATAGGGATATTACTACTACACTTGAGAGTATGATCATATTCTTCCAAAAGAAGTTCTTGAGCGATCTCCCATTACTTGAAGATGCTAGTGTACGGCTTGTTGTTAAAAATATATTAGACCTTTACAGAAGAAAAGGTTCGGAAAGTGGTATCATTCTATTCTTTAGAATGTTCTACAATGAAGACGTTGACATTATAAATCCAGCACAATATGTTTTGAAACCATCAGACTCTAAATGGCAGACTGGTATATATCTTCAAATGGCTCCTAACGAAGGTGTCTTTTATGGTAGAGATAATGATACCCCATATCAATATAGTGATTTGTTAAATAAAAACATCACTGGATCAACATCAGGTGCTAAAGCGGCTGTAGATAAGATTAACTTCATTATTTTAAATGGAACGCTCACTCCTATTCTATACATCGATAGAGTAAAAGGAAAGTTTGACAAATACGATAACATCATGACTAGGATTGATGGTCAAGATATTTCTTTTGGTATCATTAATGGTTCCGCATCAGAAATGGAAATTGATTTAGATTATGGCGGTACAACAGGAAATGCTGTTGGTGATGTTTATAATATAAAAAGTGAGTTCGGTAATGGTGGCGTTGCGATTGTTACGGCTACTGAAGAAAAGTTTACAGGTATTGTTAACTATAATTTACTAGATGGTGGTTTTGGTTATACAATACAAAACACCAGACTAGAAGTTTCTAACCAAGTGTTAATCCTACCTAACGAAGGTTTTAATTTTACAATATTAGAAAGACTTACTGATACTGCTGGCAATACAGGTACAGTAATTGGTCAAAACGCATCAGCGGTTGGCATCAAAATGGATGATGGTGAAGAATTTTCTGCAACTAGAGCCATATCAACACTTGATAGAACACCAAACGTTACGATCAATGGGATATTTACAGTCTCTGTAAAGAATTCAACTTCACCTGGTGCATTATATCCAGACACAGCGAACGTTAATGATGTTAAAGTCGAAAGCCTTTCCAACATAGAAACTATAAGTTTAATTACTGATGTGATATCACCATTCCTTGGCGTATCTTTAAATGCGGCTAACTACAACGCATCTCCAGCAACGCAACCAATGAGTGGTACTGCCGATCCTGTAACATTACAAACACCGCTAGAAGACGCATTTAACCTTTCACCATTCGATATTGGTACTATTAATTCATTTGAAAACATTGACCCAGGTGAAGACTATACAAACGATGTGTTTGCATTAGTGCGTGACCCAGTAATGATTGCGTTTGATCGATACGAACAAATCTTAATTATGGATAATCTTAGCGCATCATTCTCAGTTGGTGATGCAATTACACAACCTTCTTCTGGCGTTAATGGAATTATAACAGGTATTGATGTGGACAGAAGCTTTATTCAAGTTAGACCTTATGCTTACTATGGTTTTGATTCTACACCTATTACCCACAAAGGTACTAGTTACGTTGTAGTAGGAACCGAAAGAGATTATTCATCTGACACTTATGGTTCTAACGCTGATATGAAATCCAGAACATTATTTGCCACAGGTAGAATTTCTGAGGTTAGAATTTCTAACTCTGGATTTGGATATATTAACGATGAGATTGTATTCCTTGTAAATGACGCAGGTGAAATACAAGCAAGAGGAACACTCAAAGCTGACTCTCAAGGTATTACGGCTGGTTTCTGGGGTAGCGAAACAAGTCAACTTAATGGTTTCAAAGACGGTAAATACTACGACTCTCGTAATAAGATACACGACAGTGATTTATATCAAGAGTTTTCGTATGAAATTTTATCTACTGTTGATCTTGGTGTCTATGAAGAAACACTCAAAAAGAACGTCCACCTTGCAGGTACAAGATTGTTTGGTAGATTTGTTTACAAGAAGAAAGCAGACGTTGGTTTAGGACATAGGTTCTATGCGGCTAAGAAAGAAGATCAGATAGTTGGAGGTCCTGAAATTGTCGGACCTAACCAACCAGGCGAACAAATAAGATATACATCAGATAGAAATACTATTAGTGTTGATACCGTCAATTTGAAAGCTGACGTTGTTTAAACAGATAAATAAGTAGAAAGACTTTAGGAGCAAACATGGCTAAGCAAATAGTAAACACAGGTACTACCGATAACGACGGTACAGGTGATCCGTTAAGAAACGCTTTCACCAAAGTAAATGAAAACTTTACCGAATTGTATGACGGTGAATTTACTTTAGCATACTCAAACGTAACTGACAGACCAACCGATCTGTTGTTCTTTGTAAATGATGGTGCGAATAATCAAGTTCTTACTACTGATGGCGAAGGTAGAGTTACGTTCCAAAATATATTTGGTACTATTGATAGCCATTTAGATGTATCTACTGCGGCTAATAACCAAGTTTTATCATATGTTAATGGAGATTACGAATGGGTTAATCAAGCGTCTGGGTCAGGCGGTGGCGGTGGAAGCGTATCAAACACCGAAATTATAAATGTTATAACTAGCTCAGATTTAGATATGGGTGGCAACAAAGTATTATTTGGTAACGTATATGACGCTGAAGGTGACTTGCCTACTGCATCGGCATACCATGGAATGTTCGCCCACGTACATGGAACTGGGAAAGCTTATTACGCACATGGCGGCGCTTGGGTTCGCTTAGCAGACTTTTCTGAAATTGGTTCTGGTGGTGGAGGTGGATCAAGCCTACAATCAAGAGCCAATAAAGTTGGAGTATCAACATCTTTATCTAATAACGCAAGTGCTGACCTCGACATCACAGGATTTAAAGGGTATTCTTTATTATCAATCACAACAGATAAAGCGGCTTGGGTAAGAATTTATGCGAATGCCGCAAGCAGAACAAATGATGCAAGTAGAAACGAAACTACTGACCCATCACCAGATGCAGGTGTGATAGCAGAAGTCATTACAACAGGTGCTGAAACTGTTTTAATGTCACCATCTGTATTAGGGTTTAACATGGAAGCCACGCCAACAACCACAATCCCATGTGCGGTAACAAACCAATCAGGCTCGACAGGAACAGTTACAGTTACACTAAACGTACTTCAATTGGAGGCGTAATATGCTACACGAGTACATAGTCACCCTACACAACAAGGATGACCTCGAACAATTCTATGATGATATAGAGACATTAGAAAGTGCTGTTCACATATATGAGACAGAACCTTCTTTTCCAAAACGTGCTGTCGAAGTTGCAAATAGAAGAATAATCAGTCGTAACACACACTATATGCTATCTCATGAAGAAGCACAAGAGTTAAAAAATGACCCTAGAGTGTGGGATGTTGAACTTGCTGAGATGATTGAGTTGACAACAAAGCCTAATGGTTGGACAGTAACAAACGTAAAGTTTTCCAAAGACAACTTTACAGACGCAACAGATGTTAATTGGGGCTTACTAAGACACAGTGAAGATGCTAATAGAGCTAATTGGGGTTCTAATGGAACAAACACATATGTTGATGATCTAACAGTTACAGCATCAGGTAAGAATGTTGATGTTGTCATCGTTGATGGACACATTGATCCAGAACATCCAGAATTTAAACCATCACAGACTGCACATTACAAAGGCAACTTAGTAAACGACAACACTAACAGTTCGTTGTTTGACAGATCAGTTACCGTCAATGGATTAAAGATTGTGGTTTCTGGCGCTGCTGGTGGTCAAATCGCAACACCAGATGAATGGGCGAAAAAAGTTGCTAGGGTTGTTGATCTAATGATTGACCCAGATGGTAGCAATGTCAACTTGGATGATCAAAAGAGATTAATATCCACTCTAAAAGGAGAGCCAGGCACTACTCATGCAGGTTTACCTACGGCACAAAGAGTTGCTTATGGTGGTGGTGGACAATATGAGCCTAATTTCTTACTTGACGAAAACATTAATTCTTATGTTGGATACCAAAATTTCTTAGATACTCACGTTCATAACGATATGGTTTGGTATAGAAACGTTTCGGGTCCGTCACCATCTGTTGGAGATACAGATGTAGAAGAGGTTGTAGAACACCTCATGCACACAATTCATTTATTTGGTTTACCAGGTGCAGTCGATGGTTCAGACGTAGCATTAAATTGGGTTGCATCTGAAAACTCTGGTTTTGCCAATACAGCTTTGCATCTTGCGATGTCAGAAGCTATTACTGGTAGTTACTTTGATCCTACAGATTATGCGCCTAACTGGAATACAAATGCTGAACAAGCAGAAGTGGCATACAAAGAATATCTATATTTACTTAACTTTAATATGTGGGAAATGAGTGAGTTTTGGGATGGGGGAAGTTTAGCACCAGAATGGGCTGATACTGTGAGGACACCAAGTGGAATTCAAACATACAATCCGCTAGGTTACGCTTTGTTTAATACGTATATCGATCCAGTATTAACAAAACCAGACTTCCCTACACTAACAACTATATTCCAAGATAATGATGCAGGTGTTTCTGGATATACTCCATCATCTCGTGTAAATCAATTTAACTGGTTTTCCTTGACAAGTGCTGTAACAGGTGGTAGTAATGGGACATACACATATGATCGATCTGGTTCATATACAAACCCTATAGATGAAGACGATAATAACCACGGCACACACTGTGCTGGTACTGTCGCTGGGAACTCACAGGGGTGGGCTAGGGACGCGACAATCTACAATATCAGTCCATATGGCTCAAATCCTAATAGCCTCTCATCGTCCGTTATGTGGGACTACATAAGAGAATGGCATAATACTAAACCAATCAATCCAGAAACAGGTCGTAGAAACCCTACTATCACCAATAATAGTTATGGTTCTTCGATCACAACTAATTATAGTGGTAGCTACACAACTGGTAAAGTCACAAGAGTAAACTATCGTGGAGTTGATTTTAACCCAGGTCGTGATTTGACAACACAAGAATTGCGTGACCGTGGGTTCTATGCACCAAATTTACAGATGGATATTCCAAACTACTTTACTTCTCGTAATGCTGATATGCAAGATGCTATTAATGATGGTATTATTATTGTAGCATCTGCTGGTAACGATAGTTGGAAAACTGTTAACCCATCTGATCAAGATTACAACAATACATATAACATGGTTTACAATGGATATGACTATAGTTGGAATTTGCACAGAGGAACTGGTTCGGCGGCTGGATATGCTCCAATTATTAACGTAGGTGCAACGTCTAATCAAGTTAATGAAGACAAAGCTAGTTTTAGTAACTGTGGTAATCAGGTAGATATTTTTGCTGGTGGACAAAGTATACAAAGCAGTTTGCATAGTGGTGGTATCAATGACCCAAGAGATGATAACTTTGAACTTGGCAAGTATTCTGGTACTAGCATGTCAGGACCTCAAGTCTCTGGTGTATTGGCAATCCTTGCTGAGAGTTGGCCTAATATGACACAGGCTGAAGCACAAACTTGGTTGATAGATAACGCAAACAGCGATCAAATGGCTGATACAGAAGCAGATGATCCAATGGATAGAGATAGCCTACAAGGCGCTCCGAATAAATACTTGAGATGGATTAATCAAAGAGCAATATCTGGGACATCTTTCCCACAAAAAAACTTCAGAAACAGACCAACTTCTGGAAAAACATACCCCCGTCCACGTATTCGTAGAAGAGGTTGATGCAATTGCTTATAAATATTAGAAAAGACAAGGTACAGGTGATATGACTGAGGTATTGACAAGTAAATTAAAAAGTGATACAACTAGAATGTTCTATCAAGACATTCAGAATAATGACTTTTATGTTTTTGTATCTTCTGTAACCGAAGGTACGACTAGACCTACTGCAACTAATTCTCAGTTTAGTAAAAATAGATTTTTAGAGAATACTTTATTCGGCAAGAAAGTTCTTGGAACTGACACTAAGTTCATGATTAAGTATCACCCATGGCAGAAAGATCAAACATACATTCAGTATGATGATAAAGAAGACATGACTGATAAAAAGTTCTATGCGGTTGTCGGACCTACAAACAACGATACTGGCGATTATAGAATATTCAAATGTTTATTTAACAATAATGATTCAAAATCTTCTGCCCCACCAAACTGGAACCCTTTTACAGAAGGGCAGATATATAGAACGGCAGATGGTTATGTATGGAAGTTTATGTATTACATAACTCCAGCAGAATTTGAAGCATACAATGCCGTTGGTTATATACCTCTTGCGGCAGATATGGTTATCAATCCAGACCCAAATGCTGATGCGAACAATGTTGTTTATGGTTCAGAAATAAGTGATGTTTTTGTTGAAAATCCTGTTGACAATGCTGGCTATCCAACTATCAGTGGTTTCCTTATGGCGGCTCCTGGTAATGATGGAACTCTTACAGTAAGAGCAAATGACATAAATCAAATAACAAACTTTTATTCTGGAATGTCTATTTACTTGACTAACCCAGATGGCGGACCTTCAAACCTTTACGTTATTGATACATATTATTTTGAACCAGGAATACAATACGGTAAACTTAAAGTGTCGGGTTCACCTCTAACAGATGGCGTGTTGAATGGTTCTACATTTAGAATTGTACCTTCTTGTGTTATAACAGGCGATGGTACTGGTGCATCAGCACTTCCGAATGTAATTGACGGAAACATTTCCTCGTTGCTAATATTAAATCAAGGTTCTGGTTATACAAATGTGAAAGCTACTATAACCGATCCTATATATGACTTTGACCCAGAAGACCCAAACTCAATTGACGTAAGAACAATACTAAGACCAGTTCTTTCACCATTTGGTGGACATGCGTACAACATGATTGATGAAATGCATTGTCGTCACATTCTTCTTTACGGTTATATCACAGAAGCTAATAATAATAAAATTGGTGCAACCAACACTTACGACTATCTTGGAATTGTAAAAAATCCAGACTTTGTAAGTGCCTCGGCAAACACCGCAAACACTCCATTAGTGTTTGATAACAGAATTGAAATAATCACAGATCAGTTTAATTTTGCGACTGTAAATACAGTATTAAAACAAGTTAATAATGATAACGAAGTTACATTTGAAGCAACGGTACATGAAGTAGATGAAGTTGCAAATACTGTATACTTATCTGGCTACATGGGACCGTACCAAAATGGTGCAAACAATGACACATCTCTCGACTATTCAATCAATCTAATAAATACTCAGGGTCAACAAATTGTCATAAATAGTCCACAAGCTAATAACGCAGTCGAGTCTGATTACATACAACGCAGTGGCGAAGTTTACTTCATGGAAGATTTTGTCCCTCTTGCGAGAACCTACACTTCAAGAGAAGAATACAAATTAGTATTAGAATTTTAAGGAACCTTACATATGCCTATTAATACAAATCTAAACATCGCCCCGTACTTCGATGACTTTGGCTTAGAAAAGCAGTTCTATAAGATTCTGTTTAAGCCAGCATATGCGGTACAAGCAAGAGAACTGACACAATTGCAGACTATTCTGCAAAATCAAGTGGAACAGTTTGGCGATAACATCTATCAAGAAGGTAGTATCATCAAGGGTTGTAACTTTACAAACCTAAACGGATTGCAGTACGTTAAGTTGACTGACAAGACTGATTTTGACCCAGATTTGTATAAACCAGAAACGGCAGATGAAATTATTAGTGGCGTTTCTAAAGAAGTCGATACAAAGTATGAAATAGAAGGTGCGATTACTGGTCTTAAAGCTTCTATCATTACCACAGACAGAGGTTTTGAAACACGACCACCAAACTTGAATACATTTTATATCAACTACTTAAACACAAACGAAGCAGATGGATATAAGGCATTTATTGGCGGTGAAGAACTTACAATTAATAGATACAAGTATGACGGTTCTACGATAATTCAAACTGATCTTAATGTTGAAACAATCAACGTAACACAGCTTCCAGCTCCTACAGGAAAATCTTTTGGTATCCAATCAGCGGCAGGTGTTATTTTTCAAAAAGGTCACTTCTTATTTGCAGGTGAGCAAACATTAGTCGTTTCAAAATACAATGATCAGCCAGATGAAATATCAGTTGGTTATGAAGTTGCAGAAAGTTTAATTTCATCGTTACAAGACAATACTCTCTTTGATAACGCTAACGGAAGTACAAACGAAAACGCTCCAGGTGCTGATAGACTTAAAATGGTTCCTTCATTGGTTGCCAAAACAACGGCTGTTGCAGATGTAGACGCAAACTTCTTTACCTTAATTCGTTATCAAAATGGTTCTGCCGTTTCTCTAAGAGACGTTGCACAGTTTAACTCAATTGCAGAAGAATTGGCAAAGAGAACTTATGAAGAAAGCGGAGACTATATTGTTGAAAACTTTAAAGTAACCACAGAACGTCGTGGTACAGACTTAAAGGTGTTGGTTGGCAAAGGTTCAGCGTATGTCAAAGGTTATAGAGTAGAAAATCGTGGCAACATGGATGTGACTATAGATAATATCGGATCGACAAATATCCAAGAAAACCAAGCTACCTCACTTGACTACGGTTCTTATGTTGACATTACATCAGTAAATGGAACAATTTCATTAGACTATACATCGGTAGAACTACAATTACCAAACGGAACGCAAATTGGTTCAGCATTTGTCAAGAACTTTACACCAACCAGATTATATATCTTTGGTGTTAGTATCACAGATGCAACTAAGACATTTGCTGATGTTGAACGTATTGTATCTACTGGTGGTTCGATTTCTATTGCGGCAAACTCTAAGATAAAAGATTCTAAAGTTGCCCCTATGGTATTCAATACTGGTGTAAGAAGTTTGAAAGAAGTTACAGACATTACAGTTCCAGTACGCATAACAAGCGGCGTGACAGTAACGAACGATCTTATTACTATTAACGCGCAACCAGGTGATGATTTTGCATGTGACAATAGCAATATTGTTGTTGTGGACGCATCAAACACTTTAATTCCTGTGACTAGCTATTCAACAAGTCTAAACAATTCAGTTCTTACTATTAACTTATCGCCAGGTTCAGACCCATCAGCGGATGTTTGGTATAACAAAAGAATTACAGACACAACACCTTACAACAAGCTAATAGTTGAACCATTCATCAAAACAGTATGGAACAACGGTCAATCGCAGTATAGTTTAGGTTTCCCAGACGTTTGCGAAATTATCAGTGTTGAAGACAGCCTTGGTAACGACTTTACAGATTGCTTTAGATTGGTAACAAACCAACAAGACAACTTCTATGATGTTTCATATATGGAAGTTATTGCTGGAAGAACAAAGCCTACAAGTGGCACGTTGACAGTTAAGTTAAAAGTATTTAAA